ATTTCCTGCAAATGTACAATATTTAACCTAATGAACGTAACTATTTGATTTTCAGTATAGTTTCAAAAGTCGTTCTTGTTTTGGTTCTTGTCGTCCATTTCCATATAACGCACAAAGTTAGACATTAATTTACAACCCACCAAATTATTGGGAATAAAAAAAAGTAGCCTAACTTCTCAGTCAAGCTACTCAGTTAACAATATAAAATTAAGTGTAGGTTTTAATAATGAAAGTAAAACTATCTTACCTAGTTCATTAAGCCTAGATTCTTTAGGGCCTCTATTGCTAGGTCTTTGGTGTCTGGATTAGTTAGGGTTTCTTTCAAGCCATTAATGAACTTAAGACTATCTTCCCTCTTCTTCGCTGCGACTACTTCCACTTTCAAGCCCTTTAAGTTCTGTAGCAGTTCCTCATACATTTCTACCTGTTCCTCTACCTTCTTAACAAGTCCACCCAGCTCTAAAGGTCTTTCATCTGTCACCTCAGCTAGGTATGTTCCAAAGTACTTGTTACGTTCCTGCCTAGTGGTCTTGAAAAGGTCCGCTACTGTCTGAAAATCTTTAGACTCATTTTTTCTAGTTAGCTTTATCATGTTTATTGTCGCTGTTTATAGTGTGCCACCACTTTCTAATAATTAATTTATTGTTTTTGTTTTGTGTAGTGCAAAGTTAGTACGTCCTAGGTGGTCTTGCAAGTATTACTAAGATTCTGAATGTACACTATACAAAATACCTTCTATTAGTGTCCCTAGCTTGTCTGTATCGTCTTCTTCTAATAGGTCTAGATTGCTCTTTAATGTCCTTCTATCCCCTGTCTCCTTGAATGTCTCAGCCCACTTACTTTGTTCTAGGCTTGCAGGGTGTTTGGTTGGGTTAAATCTATATCCTGCCTTATCTAATACTTCATAGGCAACAGTATAATAATGTCTGCTACTCTTTCCAAGCCTCCCAAGTTCTGCCTGTACATCTTTATTCATACTACCCTGTCTAATCTGTTCCTGTAGCTGTTCTGTTAGGGTAGTTAGTTTCTTAGCCCTGTCTTTTACTTCTATACCTAATTCTTTCAGTGCAGTTATTACCTTCTTTCTATCCTTCATACCTACCTCTATTTCTATCTTGCCACCGTCCACTGTAAAGTAGTTAGTCTTCTGTAGGGTAAAGTTTATAGCACTGTTGATTAGTTCCTTAGTTGCAGGGTAGTTATAGTCTAAGCTAGGATATTTCATACTAGCCCATCTACTCTTAACCTGTTCCCTGCTAAGTCTATATTCAAGCCCTAACCCCTGTAGCACCTCTTTAGCCTGTTCTGTCTTGCCTGTTTCTATTCTAATCATCAAGTCCTCACCAGCTTTAACAATTAGGTCATTAATCCACTGGCTAATATTTCTAGGGTTAACTGTATCTAAGACCCTAACCGCCTCAGTATCTAGATTAACACTTACCTTCTTAGTAGGGCTTGTTCTTCTCATCATTTCTACATCATCCCTACCTGCAATGATTCTATACACTGTCTGTTCACTGCCTAATCCTGTCAGTGCTAGAATATCCTTTATACCGTACTTCTTACTTCTATACAGTCTAACTACTTCTTCTATCTGCTCACTACTTAATCTAGTCATACCTTTAGAAAATTAAAAGCCCAATTCTAACACTAAGACTGGACTACTTATTAAACACTTTAATTATAACACTACAAAGATACTAGTAAGATTTCAACTATCAAAATAAAATAATATCTGATTGCACTAAATAATGTTAACAAAAAAAAAGATTGTCCGTGATACCCTTTACTAGATACCACGGACTACAAAGACCTATTCTACTTCCTCTTTCTTATCCTTATCATCTTCCTGTACTTCTTTCTCATTTAGTTTCTTAATGATTGCCTTGTTAGTGCTAATCTTATAAGCCTCGAATTTTTCTTTAAGTATCTGAGTAATACCAAATACAGCCCCTGCAAAGGTTATCCCAAGACTTAAGAATCCGAGTATAGAGTTTTCAATTAGGTGTAGGATAAAGAAACTAAAGAAAGCTAAGACAATACCACTAATTATCAGTAATACGGCTGTCATGTAACTTACTAGGTCTCTGTGTTCTCTCTCAAATTTCATAGTAGTTTAGTATTTGTTAGTAGTTAGTTGAATCTACATATAAGTTCCAATTCTGACCGTCATACAAGACTTTTATAATACCTACCCAGTTTACAGTGAATAATACAGACTTAACTACTTCTACACTGCCTTGATTATATTTTACTATACTAATTTTCTTGTGTGGGTCATCATCTACACTTATCACTAGTCTACCGCTACTTCTCTTGTAAATTATATATTCCTGCCCTGCTTGTAAGTTCTCTGGTGTTTGGTGGTACTTATTAATATATTTTACACGCTCTGCACTTGTTGGGTTAGGACTTAACATACCTTTAGTCAGTAGGTCATTGTCTGGTAGCTGTAGGTTAGTTCCTTGGTTTCCTAGTACTTGGTTTTCTAGGTCACTTGCACCTGTAACAATCACATTCCTAACATAAGTGTCTAGGGTATAGTTTCCGCCTTTATACCGCCTAGTTAAAGCCCTAAGTCCATACACTGCACCGTCTGTTATAGAAATGGCTGCCTCTAGGTTATTGCTAACGCTACTAATACTAACCGCCTCTTCACTGTTACTAACTATGTCTATGTTTGTATCTCTGCTGTAAGGTGATATTTTAACAGACTGAAATATACCGTCTTTTAGTACTGTTTCATCTACTCTGGTACTGAGGCCGTGGTTATGTATCTTAGTTTCTACCGTCTCATTTTCCACATCCTTAACAGTACCACGATAATAAAAGCCGTCATCACTAACACTAAACAGGCCTCCTTGACTTTCAATATAGCGGGTCTTAATCTTACCATTCTCAAACAGGGCCGTCTCAGTATTACCGTTTCTGACCTTCACACGCTTTGCATCTAGAATTATATCACCATTCAGTACCTTAGCCTCTATCTTATCTGCACTCTGTTTTAGGTAGGACTCAGTACTGTTAATCCTTACTACCTTCAATCCTGTTAGGCTAATACTCCAATTACTAGTAGTGTCCTGTCCCTCTTGATGTGCGCTTTCAAAATAGATACGGAGCCAGTTATCCTTTACTTCTACTACTCTGCTTACCTCACTACCGCTAATCATGTGTGCAGGCTGTGAATAATCTATAGGGGTTTGTGTTCCTGCCTTATTATCAATCTCCACAAATAACCTTACATCTGCTGCACTGAGGTAGGGTGTGAATCTAACCAAGTACTGACCGTTTGGAATTGCACTACTATTACTATCAAACAAGACGGTATAATCTATATCCTGTAGTTGTCCCCCTGCCTTGCTAATATTGTAAGACATAGTTAGGGTGTCTGTGCTGTGATTGTAGGATATACTCTGTGCTGGGTGGTGGTCATTAGGAAAATTATTCAGAAATTCAAACCCTACCCTGTTCCTAGAATAGTAATTATATAGGTCACTGCTACTAGGACTCCAACCACTTACTATATTTCCTTCTTCTAGCTTAATATCCCAGAACTTAATACTTTCATACACTACACCATCACTATAAGAATTTAGCCTTAGTATGTAGTGGTCTGTGGTAGGGCAGGTAAAGGTCCACACGCATTCACCTACACTATTAGCACTAGTAAAAAGTAGGTTATCAGATTTACCACATAACCACACTGTAAAAGACTTATCTCCCTGTCTCTCATGTCCCCTAGCTAAGACACCATCACTCTTTAACTGTAGCGTGTATTTCTTACCTGCCTCTAATAGCTCGGATTCTACACCTCTATAGTAAAAATATCCGTCTTTGTCTTTGCTAGTATGTAGTAGTGGGGTAGGCTGTCTGAAATCTATCACACCATTTAATAAGTTCTGACCTCCAACACTAAAATCCCTAACCGTCTCTTCAACCCTACTAACCTTACTTTCTGTCTCGCTAGCTGTCTGTCTGAGTGTGTTAATGTCTCGTGTAGTGGTATTCTTAAGGTTATCTAGTTCTGTCCTTGTCCCTGCTACTGTCTGCTCTATACTACCTGCTTTCTGTGTGAGACTACTAATACTACTTTCTGCCTGCCTAATCTTTCCTGTTACACTGTCTAGGCCTGTCTTATTATTCTGTACCTGTGTCTTAATAGTATCTGCCGTCTGTGTTAGTTGTGTTACCTTATTCTCAACAGTTCCTATCCTACCTGTGACATTATTAATACTCTGCTTTGTGTCTTGTACTTGTGCCTTAATTTGGTCTGTAACACTAAAAACAGTACTAGGCAAGACGGTAACAGGGATAGTATAAGAGTCTACCAGCTTATCACCGCTCAACAGGTTAAAGGTAAAAGTAGTCTGACCAGTATAGGGTAATTCCTGTGAGTGCTTAAATCTACCTTCTCTGTTAATTCCAATAAGTCCACCATTATACTGTATCTTATTAGCAGGTGTATTATCAGAACTTACACTACTAGCACTCTGACCTACTACTTCTATCAGTCCTAAGTCAATGTTTAAGTTGAGCCTGTTATTAGTATCTACAACTGCTACACTACCGCCCCTGTCATAGAGTTTATAGTAAGGTGTAGGGTCTAAGTCTCTACCGTCCTGTCCCTTTGCTACTACTTGGGTGTTAGTATTGCCTATCCACCAAACATTATCAACAATTCTAGGGGTAACACCTGCATCACCTTTCAGTCCTTGGTCTCCTTTATCTCCCTTCTCACCTTTTTCACCCTTACTACCTTGTGCAGGGATTCTAGTATCAGTACCACCAATCCACCAAGTACCGTTCTTAATCTGTGGTGTAGTGCCGTCTCTACCGTCTTGTCCTCTAGCTGGTATCTTACTATCTTTATAAGTGTTGCTAGCCTTATCCCATATCATCCAAGTTCCACCAGATCCGATATAAGGTGTACCACTTGCAGTTAGTTTAATCCTGTCTGCTATGTAGGATTCAAGTGTCTTTCCATTGTCTACCCTAAATTCACCGCTAAATATATTCTTACCTACACTGATTACATTTAGCCTATGTGTTTCTAGGTTGTAGTCATTGATTCCTTGGTACTGAACAATACTTGGGGCTACAACGGTCTTATCTAAGTAACCTGTATTATATGCACTGATTATAATAGCTGCCTGTCTTGTGGTGTCAGTCCTATTACCCAACTGCACAATATTATCCCCCTTCATCGGTTCACTCACACTAGCAGGGTCTTTGTCGGTCTTGCTAAGGGTAATATAATTCCAACCTTCACTACTACCTGCCTCAGTACATAGTCTCCAATAATACCTAGAATGTCCTGTATTGAAGGTCTGACATACAACTAAATCACCTGTACTGAATGTCTGTGTAGTAGTAGTTTGGTTGTCTGTATTTTTCCACCGGCACCTATAATCACCGCTTGCAAGTACTTCTACCTTCTCAATGATAGCACTAGCAGGGGTAACTATAATCTGCCCTTGTGTCGCTTTAATTTCATCTACACTGAGGCTGAAAAAATGTGCTGCTTTATTGACTGTCAGATTATCTACTACTATATCCTTACCTGTTAACCTCTCTGTATCTACTCCCTTAGCGGTTAGTGATTGGGTGTTGTGTGATTGAGTGCTTAGGTCGGTTATAGTTCCTGTATCACTGTTTAGGTTAGTGGTGGTTAGTGATTGGCTTGTATGTGATTGAGTAGTTAGGTTAGTAATGGTAGAATCTGTTGCGCTAATACTTCCTCCTATGATAGTGGTATATCTTAGCTCTTGTCCTGTTACGCTATCTATCTTACCTGTCTGTGTATTAATAGCCTTTGCACTAACATTACCGTCACTTTCGATATTACCAACTCCTAATAGGTCTCCGCTTATGTCGTGTCTACCATCATAAACTTGTCCCCAAAGTAAGTGAGGCTCTAAGGTACTATTCTGACTACCACCTATACCACCACCTACACCACTTCCACCACTGCCTACACTTTCCTTTTTCTTTGCATAACTTACTACATCTATCATATCTCAATTAGTGTTATCCTCGCTATTTTATTTCTTATGTCCCTACTAACAGACTGTACTAGGAACTTCTTACCTAGGGTCTTAGATTGGTATGTACTTGTAAAATCTATCCCTGTGTCGTTCAATGTTACCTCTACCTTTAATCTAGGCCTTGACATGAAACTATAATACTGACTTACATAGTGTTCCTCCGCCTTACCTGTCTCATCAAGCACCTTATTATATATAGTTCTCACTGGTAGACTTGTAGATGTATTAAAGACACTGTTTAGGTAGACTTCATTCTTAATACCCTTTTCCACGCTCTCACTACTGCTAAGCTGTGTGATAAACTTAAACTCTGTCCCATCATGCTTATTTATAAATTTAGTCTGTGCTGCACTAGAGTAGATTAGGTCATTATCCTCAAAGGTTTCTAGTTTACCATTATCACTTACTATATTACAAGCAAAGTTTTTAATAATGATGTTCTCAGTGTGTGCTAAGATATACCTACTATTACTTGTCCACTTAGTAGACCTAAAGAACGTTGGGTGTCTTCTTACAATATTATCCCAAACTAACTGAATAGGTGCAAGTATCTTAAAACTAACTCTACCGCTTAGCCTGTCACTTTGTTTAATAGGTATTGCAGTTCCTTCCTTGCCGTCTAAGTTCATAGTATAGTCGATAGTATTTTGTAGACTATGTTCCATTCCGATAATAAAGTCTCCAATTTTAGGGTTAATACCGAGTGACATAGTGGTCTTATATTTAGTAGTGCCGTCAACGTCCTTATAGGTTAGGTCTGGTCTAGCTTTAATCTCATCAAGTGTTAACCATTCAAACCTACTATCACCGTACACATCTAAGACTGTTTCCACACAATACTTAGACCCTATCTTAAGTTCACATTCTAGGATAGGTAGCTTACTGAATTTATCTGTACTATCACCTACACTACTATACTCAAACTTTAATCCCTTAGCTGCCTTGTCTTTAGTCCATGGTTGAAAATAACTACCTGTACTGTTATATGTTGGCCTGTCAGTATTAAGTCTTGCGCTATAATGTTTTCTTGTGTAGTACCTTCCTTCCTCATTGCCGTCTGACTTCACTAGGTTACTGTCTAATCTACGAAGGTCAAATACATTATCTCTTTTAGGTGGGTCATAGAATGGGACTATAGCGGTGTACTCTTTTCCCTGTGTCTTCCTAGCTCCATGTTTTAGGATAAGGTCATAACTAGATACCCTACTAGCTCTACCTACACTACTTTCATACAAGATAGGCTGCATTAACAAACTACCACTAAATACTAGATAATTGGTCGTTTCACTGTCTGGGGGGCTAAATACACCACCTGACTTATTCCCTACATATTCAAGCAGTGGGGAACAGTCTCTTAGGTCATTGTCGCTAGGTTTGTGTCCTTCTGCGGTGTCGTTCTCATTACCGCCTACACTAATTACTAAGTAGTTATCAGTGTCTATCTTACTAGTTGGGCTGTTATCGGTTGCCTTAGCTTTTCTTTCTACACTACCAAGTCTAAGCAGTGCAGGGGTAAGGGGATGGTCTCTTAGGTACTGTGCAACCTTATGCTGATTAATACCTGTTCCGTTCTCATCAACCTCTAACATATCTTCACTCCTACGTAACTTCCATGTCGGGTTATACATAGACCTCATGTACCAGTCAGTTTCAAATAGTGCATCGTATGTAGTTGGCTGTCCCTTTACTGCTGCATTAAAAGCCTCGTTCGCACTCTTACCACTGCCCTCGCTTGAAATTTCTGTAAGTATTAGCTGCTGACCCTTGTAATGTGATTTTAGACTATCTTCACTCAGTGGACTTTCTATTACAGTATCTTGTCCTTCGAGGCTACAGGATAATTGGAACTGATTTACTACTTCACTTGTACTAAGGCTTGTATCACTTCCAGCATAGTGTGAAGGGTTGATTATAATAGATTGTGGCTGCTTACTTACTACCTCACCTGTCTGTAAGTCTAACCAGTTTATAGTATTACCCTGTACTAATGTGTCCCAATCATAGATATAAAAGTCTAATCCTTCCTGTCTGATATGTAGGTTAAGATACTGCATAACTTCTTTTAGTAGGTCTTCATTCGTCCAAGTGCTATCCTCATCCTTACCAATTATGAACAACTCACTAATACTTAGCTCTTCAAATACAGTACCTTCCTTTCCCATAGCTGTTCCCTTAGATTGGTCATATAGTAGCCTTGGTTTTTTGTTGTTGTATAGGTTTAGTCCCCTAGTCTCAAATATCCTACCCAAGACCTCCATAAAACTAGTACTACCTGCCTCCTGTACCGCCTGTCTATAGTTTAAGGGTACTATATTCTTGTAACTAGTATATTGAAGGGTGCTAAGAAAGTCTGTACAGTTAAGGGTAAATTCATCGACATTACTATTAAAGGGTTGGCTAAATGTTGCTGGCTCTACATAACCTGCAAAAATACACTCACTTCCCTTCCAAATGTTTACTACTATATCTCTAGCAGCACCTGTAAATAGTAAGTCACCTAAATAATCTGAGACAACTAAGTTAATAGTGGCTGATTTTCTTATTACGTGTTCTGTTATGTCGTCTATACTTTCTTCAATTAATACAGGCTCTGAGGAAAAATATAAACCGTCCTTGCCTATCTCCTTAACATCCCCACTACCACCACTTTTAATTAGGACGGTTAGTAGTTCATCTGATAAGTCCCTAAATTCACCTCTTAATATCATAGTACCCTCCTTCCTGTTTTACTCTGAACCTTGCTATAATTACTTAAGGCCAGATACAAATCACTACCTTTCACCCTTACACTACTTACACCTACACCACCTCCTAGGCCTGCTGTATTGTTGTCTAAGATTCTAAATAGGTTTCCTTGTTGTGTCTTGGTTAGTATCATTTCACCACTATTAACACGTGCTAGGTTATGGTCTCCAACTGTCTTACTACCTTGGAAAATACCACCCTGTGAGAATGATTGTAACTGTGATATAGTACTAATCATTACTGCCGTACCTGCTGCAATCGCTGCGACCCAACCGATTACGCCCAGTTTAGAATCCTGTGCGCTGGCTTGTGCAAAACCTAAGATAATCTGACCTATTGCCTGTAAGACTAACCCAGCTTTGGCTGCTGCACTATCTTGTCCTAGTTGTTGTATTGCTTGAGACATAAACACCATACTAGCACCAATCTTCTCACCGTCACTAGCCATCTTACTACCTAGTATCTGTTGTAAGGACTTGGCATCATCTATCATCTTTGTTATACTGCTATTCTCAAAACTACCTAAGCTATCCTTAACCTTTTGGAGTTCTTTCATACCATCTACTGACTTCTGTAGCTCCTCAGTAAGTTTAGTAAGTGCTGAAAAATCAAGTCCCTTAAGGTCTAGACTTCTACCTAGTTCCTGTCCTAACTGTCTAGCCTTGTCGATAAGTGGGTTTAGTAGTTTATCACTTGCCTCTTTCTCATCCTTTGCCCTTTGGTCTAGTAGTTCAGTATATTTGTTAGCATACTCAGCCTGTATGTTAGATATTACTGCCTGTTTCTGTTTCTCTAGCTGTTCGAGTAGTTCAGTGTTACCGTGTGCCTTCTCTGCTAGGGTGTCATACTTTTTAGAAACTGCTGCTATCTCGTCTGCTAAGTCTGCCTGTCTAAAACCTTCTATCTTAGTATAGTAGTCGTTGATTAGTTTAAGCTGGTTGTCTAAAGCCCCTTGCGTATTGATTACATTACTCTTATCAGAACCATACGCATTTTTTAACTGTTCCTCATCAGTCTTCCTACTACCCTTATTATTATTGACGGTTTCAGTTTCGATAGTCTGTTTAAGGCTCTTTTGGTCATCTGCTATCTTTTCTGCTTTCCGCTTTGCCTCTTCTGCTGCTTTCTGTGCCTCGGCTTGTGCTTTCTTCCTTGCTGCCTCTGCTTTTCGTGCTGCTTGTTCCTTGGCTCTCTGTGCTGCTTGGCTTGCTTTCTTGCTTTGTTGGGCTGTCTGCTCTCTCTGTCGTCTAACTGCCTCTTCTAGCTTGTTGGATTCTTGCCTATATTCCTCACTTCCCTTCTTAAGTGCAGCTAGTCTCTTTTTGTGGTAGATTATATCCCTGCTTAGTGATTGTCCGTGTTTCGCATTCTCAGCCTCATACCAATCATTTAGGGTTTTTAATCTTGCCTTGGTTTCACGTTCCCTTGCTTCCTCATTCTGCTTTGCTAGTTCTTTGTTAGCTGCATAATTATAATTCCCTATTACATCGTGGCCACCTTTGAAAGCAGATATAGCGTTACTTGCAATCTTATCCCAATCTCCGTTTATTGCATCCCTAACCATTCCAACAAACATCTTAAGTGGCCAGATCATGTGTTCCCAAATTGCATTTCCTACACCTACAGCAATTACCTTAAACTTATTCCATGCTTGCGCCAACTTACTACTAGCACCCTCAGCAGTCTTAAAGCTATCTGTTATGTCCTCGAATTTCTGATACAGTGCTGCTACTAAGGAAATCAAGATACCTATACCAATTGCAGATAGGGCAACCCGAAGGGCTTTACTTGCTACTGTTGCTGCCCCCTGTGCTACTGTTAATCCACCTGTTGCTACGGTTGCTCCTTCAGTTGCTACGGTATTTGCTGCTGTTGCTGTGGTAGTTTCAGATGTCGCTACTGCATTTGCTTGTTTAACAGTCGTATTAGCTGCTATTGTGGTTGTCCCTGCTGCCTGTGTTGTTGTATTAGTAGCCTGTGCAGTAGTATTAGCTGAGACTGTAGTAGTTAGGTTTGTTTGTTCAACTCCTACTAGCCTTAAAAGTGCATGATAAGCCCTGTATGTACCGCTTGACTGGTCCATGAAGGTATTTTGTAGCTGTGTTATTCCATTCAACACACTCATAGCCCCAGCAAGTTTAGTAAGGGTCTGCTGTGCCTCCTCTGATTCAACACCAAACAGGGCCATACTACCCGCAACTGTTTGGAAAATCCCTATACCTGTACCTGCTACATCTAGGGCTGCTGTAAGTCCTCTAGTATCATTTGCAAATTGACCTATAATTTGGCCTGCATCACCGATAGCATCTTTTATAGCACCTGCCCTATGGCTCAGACTAACAAAAGCCTCACTAGCAGGGTCTACACCATTGAGCAGCATATTAGCTAACTCGCCTTGGATTGCTTTTAGTTCCCTTTTGATATTACCGCTACCCTGCTTAAATACAGTCTCAGTATTACATACTTCACTTTTGACACGGTCTAGAATACTCTTAAATTGCTTATCGTCAAGTCGTATTACTGTTTTTAATTCTTGTGCCATATTTCTCCGCTAATTTTAGTAACCTTTCCCTATCTGCTTGGGTCGGTTTATTAGTATCTTCTCCTATCTCCTTACCATCCCATCCGAAAGGTAGGAATTTCTGGGGGCTACTTATCTTACTACCCATTGTTCTCGCTGAAACATACGCTGAAAGTCTTGTTCGTTCCCAATCATCCCTATTAGCTAAATAGAGATTTTGTACTAGTATTCTCATCGTAAATATATCCATCCTGTCAAGTATATATTCAGGGTCTAGCTTACCTTGGAATACTAACAGCGTAAATATTTCAGCGAATCTTAGTTTTTTCCCTGTTCCCCCTTCTTCTCATCCTTACCCTTAAACTCTGCTTGTCTAGATAATTCCCTTTTCATGAAATCTGTATAGACTGTAAAGATACTAGGGTCTTCATCTATGCTGTCTAAGAGTTTATCAAATGTTAGGTCAGTGTCTTTGTTACCTGCTAAGATACAACAATACAGGAATAGGTACTGGTCGCTAAGTGTATCTAGGCTAAATAGTTTACTAGCTGCTGCCTCAAATAACATCATAGCACGTACACTATACTTTAATTTGTATTCCTTGTTATTAATAGTTACTGTATTCATGATTAAAAAATTATTGGGCTACCTACTACACCCTGTTAAGTTTGGATATAATAGGTATAGCCCTGTTTCATTATTATTTCTTTTATGCTGTTGCTGGTGTAGGTGTAAGTGTTAACTCCCCAACACCTTGAAGTTCTACGCTATAGGTTGCGTTATCATCTACAGGGGCTGATAAACTAAGACTCGTAATTAGGGCCTTACCGCTATAGATTCCGCTAGTATTTGGCAACCATCCATTTTTTGGGACACTATTTGGCTTGTTCTTGTATGTCTTCTCTAATCCAAATACAACTGTTACCTCTACTTGGTCTGTCATTAGCTTAAATAGATTCTCATAGCCCAAACCTTCTGGCTCAGTACTAAAAAGATTCTCTGAACTCATAGACCATGATAATTTTCCGCCTTGGCTAGCCGTCCATTTTCCGCCTCCTGCATCCTTGCTACTCACTTCTACTAGGTCTTGACTAATTTCTAGTGAAGATGAGGTACTCAGTGCTAGGCACTTTCCATTAGCATAAATTAGTAAATCTCGCCCCTTAATTACACTATTTGCCATATTATGTTATTTATTTTTTATATTCATTGTTATACTAAGTAGCTGTAGGAATGTGTCTTCCCTGTATTCCTCACTAGTGTCCTGTAGTTCTAGGTCTGTTATTTCAAGTCCCCCTATAGTTCTACCTTGGCTTGCTAGTAAGACATCTATTACCTTACTGCATATTCCTAGCCCCTGTCTATAATCACTGCTAGCTACAATTAATGATATTCTAACCTGTGTATCAAAGACTAGCTTATCTTTATTAGTAGAAGGTGTTAGTCCGTCCCTTCGATAAACTATGAAAGGGAAACTAGTACCTTTATCAGCGACTAGTGGAAATACTTTACTTCCTACTTGCCTACTTATTTCCTCGTCTTGTAGTAGGATAGATTTTACAACCCTACCTAATTCTAAACTCTCCATTACTTCTTATTCCATATCTTATCAATAGACTCAGAAAATAACCTACCCATAGAGTCCTCAACTTCTGACATCTTAGCCTGTACAGTGGGTTGGAAAAAACTATGTCGCTTATGAACACCCCTACTAGCACCTGCCTTAGTACGTCTCAACTGTGTACCAAGTTCCCAAAATTTTAAGCGAAAATCAGCCATGATATGCACCTTAGCTGTATCACTATTCCTACTTGGCTTACTGTACTTGATACCAGACTCTAGTGTCTTACCATTCCACCAGTTAGGACGGTTATAGCCCTTGGTTACTTGTCTGAGACTCTGCCTAGCTGCCTTAACTAGAATATCACTACCTTTTTTTAGTGCAGTGTTTTTAGCCTTAGTTTGTTCACGTCCTGTTAGTTCTATGAATTTCTTAACCAGCTCTTCCGCCCCTGTTAGTTCTAAGTTGTCGTTATTCATTGATTAGCTCTGTTTCTATTACCTTCTTTTGCTGTGACTTCATAGGAATAACTGAAAGGACTCTATACTTTTTACCTTGGTGCAGGATATAATCTGTATTTTCCTGTATCTTAATATAGTCCCATACTTCAAAGGTTACAGGATAAGAGTAAACTAGTTCATCATTAACTATCTCCCTGCTACCTGTCTTATAGATTATGTTAGCCCTTGTAGTAGTTAGTAGCCTGTGTTGATTAGTAGTGCCTCCGAAATCATCCTGTATTATCTCAGTTCTGTATATCCCTATGGTTTCTGTTAGTAGTCCTGTCCTCATTCTTATTTTAATTTATCGTCTCCGCCTGTGTACCTCTTACTGTAATTCTTATATAAGTCTAGTAAGTATGTTAGGTTATAAGGTATTTCAGTAAGACTAGTATATGCAATAGATTCACGGTTTGCATAAAAATTAGCAGTTAGAATCAATACCGCTTGTTGTAATGTGGGAGGTAAAGTTGTCCTCCCACTTGCTATTATGATATTTTCTAACTTATCATCTATATGTCGTTCTACTGCTAATTCCGCTGCTTGTTCTAGGTCACACAAATACTCATCATCTTCATGAAAGCTAGAATCAATGTTTAGATGTTTCTTTAGTTGCTGTAAGTTTACGTACATATAGAAACTTAGTTAACTGGTTTAGACTGCGAATGTACCAAACTGGAAAGCCTCTGGTCTGATAAGTGCTGCATCAAAGTAAGCATTAACTACTAAGCGAATCATACCATTAACCGCCTGTGTGTAGTTATCTACTACGATGTCCAGACCGCCCCAACTACCGATAGCCAAGTTAGAGAAATCACCTACTACAAAGGTCTTAGCCTCTACATTTGATGTACTGTAAACAGGTGTACCGTCCAATGTGCCATCAGTATAAGCAAGCTGGGCTGTACCTCTAGAACCCTTCATCATGTTTCTAAAACTAGCACGTGCAGAAGGTGAGGCAATATATGAAATACCACCGAGTACATTAGCCTCTTCTACCTTTGCCTCAAGACCTACCAAGCCCTCAAAATCTGTAACCTTAGTAGGAGTCTTTCCGTTAAAAATACCTGCAGGGCTTGTAGCTGACTTAGTACCCTTGCCTAAGATAGTAGACTCAAGTTTAGAGTTAATAGCGTTAATCAAGTCCTGCCTAATTGCATTCTCTACACCGATAGAATCCTGTGCAAGCAACATCTTACTAATATCAACATAAGCCGTCAAACGCTTTGGAGTGAGTGTTACATTATTAAACAGTACATTACCGTCTGTTGCTGCTGCTGTCTCACCTGCCCAATTAACATTAGAGCCTGTCATTACTGGAATCTGTGCGTTATTAGTCAAGCCTGTATAGAACTTTGCACCTGCCTGTACTAGGACATTCTTAGCACGGAGAGGCTCAATAATATCGTATAAGTCTGTTGCTACTACATCTACACCCTCACTAGCTACTGAAACTGCCGCACGTGTCTCCATGGTAGGAATATAAATTTGGCCCACTGTATTAAGACCTGCTGCCCTCATTTCCTTCATACCCTCATTACAAACTGCTGCCGTCACATTATCGAGCTGTCTGTTTTCTGCTACATTTCTAATAGCCTTGAGTAAACTAAATCTCTGTTCTTTCATCGTATTAATATTAATATGTTTGTGTGTTCGTGCTGAGCGTGTTTCTTCTTTGTCTTCCTTATCTTCACCCTCAACATCGTTATCCTTGTCCTTATCCTCGTCCTGTACTTCCTCATCAGACTTCTCTACAGTTTCTTCTACCTGTACTTCTTTCTTGTCCTCTGTGTCAGTGTTTTTCTTTTCTACTTCTTCCTGTGTTGGTACTTCTTTATCTTCCTGTACCTCATCAGTCTTCTCTACAGTCTCTTCCTGTACTTCTTTCTCTTTCTCGTCCTGCATTTCTCTTAGTTGGTTAAGTTTATCTAGTGTTCTCTGACTAACTGAGGTACTACTATAAGCTGGATTCCAAACAGGGCTAACATCGTGTAACTCATCAATCTTAAGAATTTCCCTGTATTGCCGTCCGTCTGTTCCTGTCGTCCATACCTCGCTACCTTCATCTGTGCTTACTGTAAAAGCGAAACTGCTACTATCAATGTCACCACGTCTAAGGTATTCTAGTAATGAGTCGCCTATGTCAGTGTTTGGGGATTGAAATGTATATTTAAGTCCTTGTTCGTCTAGTTGTAATTGTAAGCTACCTGTACCATACTTAGACCTTGCTAGTACTTTGTCTTGGTCATGGTTAAATAGGCAAAATACATCAGACCTCTTTAGTACGTCCTCTGTGATTGCAGCAGGGTTAATAGTCTCATAAAATCCTAGGTCTTCACTTTGGCTGTTAAAAACTACTGCATAACCTTCTACTGTTCTACTGTCTGGATTTACTACAGGGGTACTTCTGATTGCACGTACTTCTATGTTGTTATCCTTCCTCATCTGTACTACTTGTTAGGTTTGTCTTACTTACATCATTATAGGCTAGGTTGTGACTATCCCCATTTTCAACTGGGTTATATCCTAGCTGCCGTCTTACCTCGTTAATTGATAAGACACCCATACTAAGGAGACTGTTATAGTACCCTGCTAGTTCTGCCTTATTCGTTCTCAGTATTGCAGTTTCATCTAAGCCTAATTCTAATCCTGTACCGCCTGTTAGTTTCCTGTTTAGTTCCTCCTCTATCATCACAATATAGGGGTTAAGCGTGTAAGTAAGGTATTGTAAGTTAGATTCACCTACACTACTATAACTACTTTTGCTTAAGTCGCCTAAAAGTACGGGGCTGATATTAAAGAAACGTGCAATATCAACTACACTAAAATTTCTAGACTCTAACATCTGAGCATCACTACCATTAATTGATATAGGCTGATAATCCATATTTACAGGCAGGACTACTACGCCTCCGCCTTGATTACCTTGCCCAAATGTAGACCGCCAATTAGTAGATATTGCCTGCTTTTGTTCCTCACTTAGATTACTGTGTACCTTTATAATACCGTTTAAGTTGCAACCATTACTAAAAAAATTCTCTGCTACCTGTTCTGTTTGTTGTGCTATATTGAGACTTCTAGCTGCATGACTAAGGACACTAATACCCTGTACACCGTCATAAGAGTACCTAAGAAAATGTAGAATCTCACTAGGTTGTATCTGTCTAGCCCCTATGTATGAACAGGTATAGTAAAGGGTGTTATCTTCCTTCCTATAATTACACTGTACATCATCAGCTGGTAAGTATCTAAGTCCTACTACATCCTTACCCTTTTTCTCAATTAGGACATAAGCATTACCTTTTAATAAGACTGACTGTACTATATTCTTAAGTAGTGTATAGCGTGTCATCCTATTGTTAGTGAAGATGTCATAAAGTGGGTGTTTGTCTAGTAGGTCTGTTCCCTTTGTATTCTTTGCCTTGACTTGAATAGGTAGGGTAGCAATTGAATCACTAATTAGGTTAACTGCACAATAGACCGCACTAAGACTCATAGCACTGCCTGACTGATAACCAAAACCCCATCCTAGACTTTCTGATAAGTTAGGGTTATAAAAGGGTTGGCCTCGTTTTTCTGGCTTATCCCTACTTATATTTAATCCTAGTATTTTCATAGTTAAAAATTAAATCCTGTTATTTCGTTATTATAATGTGGCTGTTCTAAATATTTACCTAGTGCGTTTAATGTAGAGTGTACACCGTCTATCTTACGTTCGCTGTTATTGTTAATTTTGCAGGGCTTTATATTACCGTTCGAGTCCTCAAAAATCTCAGTGTTTCCATACATCCAAGCCGTAATTAGGTTTTTATCTAGTTTGAGTGTTCCATTACGTGCTATCATTTCTAAGTGCCTAGTCGGTCTGTTCATGCTGCCTGTCGTTTGAGAATAAGGCTGGCAATTAAATCCTAGTTCTGTTAGACGTATTATAGCCATTGTACTCTGCCACTGGTCATAAGATATACACTCAATAGGTATAGTCCTGTTAATAGCCTGTATGTCTTCAATTACCCTGTTATAATCTACTACATTGCCTTCTGTGATATTTAGATAACCTAGTCCTTGCCAAAATTTATACTTATCCCTGTTGCTACTCTCACTTAGGGCAGACTGTGGCAAGTAGTACCAAGACTTAGAGTAGATTGTATTGTCGGTTGGTATTACTAAGGTCATTGCTGTTATATCACTTGTACTACTAAGGTCTAATCCTAAGTAGCCTGTACACCCTTGAAATATTGGGTCTTGTAGGTCTATAGCAGTCATTGAGTCCTGTATATATTTACTAGGAATCCACTCACCCCTTTCATTACTACACCAGATATTCATTAACTTAGTCTTATAGTTAGTGAGTAATAAAGGGCTATTCTTTGCTTTCCTTAGTTCAGATTGTAAGTAAGACTCCGTAACAGTTAGGCCTAGGTTTGGTTGACACTTTACCCAGTTCTTAGGGTCTTCTATGTCGTCTTCTTTGTCTAGTGTATAGATAGCTGAAAATATACTATCATCTTCTGCCTTACCTTCCAAGATACTTATAAATGTACTTCTAAGTTGGTAGCATGGATTAGACATATCAAAGCCTGCTGTAGTAATATATAACTGTAGAGGCTGAGTTCTCATACCCACACTACTAGTTAGGACATTTGCAGTATTATTAGATTTGGCTGCATGGTACTCATCTAGACAAAAAGCAGAACAGTTTAGACCGTCCAATTTATCAGCCTCAGAACTCACGCACTTCATACTACTTTTAGTTAGGGGAAACTTAATAGAATCCCTGTAATAATTAAAGTACTTACCCTTCTTGTCTATACTACTAATAAAGTTTTTAGACATCGTAAAAGCTAGCTGGGCCTGTGCATAACTATTGGCTGCGAAAATTACTTGCGCCTCTTGTTCGGAGTCCGCTATGAGGTGATATAACATAAGGCCTGCTGCTAGTGTAGACTTTCCACATTTACGGGCCACCTCTATATATACTTCCCTTACGACCCTTGTATTATCAGAACACCACTTAAAGCCGTATATACTTGCTACTACCCATTTCTGCCATTCCTGTAATACTAAGGGTTGGCCTGCAAATTTACCTGTAGACTGTGGTAGCTTTTGTAAGAAATTAACTACCTTATCAACTGCCTTAGAATCAAAGTACCTATCTTCTTTTTCAAACCAGCTTAAGTATCTAGAACATGCAAGACGAACATACTCACACGCTACTACCTTACCGCCTAAAACACCCCTTGCATAAGATTTGTACTTCTCATCTATCATTGTGTTATCCTAGTATTAAAGGGTCTGGGTAATTCTGTTTGTAGTCGTATGCTAGTACTTCCTCTCTATTAGTAAGTCTTTTAACGGCCTCTATATGAGTTTCTGTACAGTTCAAGCAGTCTGTAGCGTATAATTCTATGAGCCCTAATAGTTGTCTCCACTGTGCTAAGGGATAGGTAAAAGTGTGACCGTGATAAATTTTAGTCATCGTCTCCTTACCTAACTGTTCATGTGCTAAGAGTGCAGCGTATAAGATACACCTTTCCTGTTTATCTAGCCACATCTTAAGACTGCCTACTGTGAAACTATTAATCTCATCTGAACTGTCGTAATATCGTATGTCATTAATCTTCTGTACTATTGCAGCCTGTAGTAGTTCTTCCTCAGTTGGCTCTCTGTGTTCCTCCTCTACTATGTCTTCTTGTTGGTCAGTAGTCGGGGTTTCTTCTACTACTTGCCATCCTGCTTGTACTAGTTCTTCCTCAGTTGGGTTAATGATTGTATTGCCGTCTAATTCTAAGTAACCGTCAAATTGCTTACCTTCTTTTATATATTTCTTCATACCCTTATAATGTTTGACTACCAAACTCTAAAACCGTACCTAAGATAGTAACAGTGTAGATATGATTTGGTAAGATAATAAATGTACGTGGTAGTTTGATATTAGAAGGTAGACTTATTCTAGGTGCTGTACTTCCTGTCTTAAAACTAAATCCGTACTCATCTAGGAAAGGACTGTTAGGGGCTGGCTGTAAGGTAATATTAAGACTTTCTACCACTTCCCACACATGAAACTCACCGCTATTAATCGTAACCGTAGTGTCTGTTGGACTGTGTCTTACTTCCTTACTTCTGCCGTCTACACCGTTCCTACCGTCTTGTCCTTTCACATATAGGTCTGTTTTCTTAAGATTCCCTGTAGACCTATCGTAATTATATACATAGTAATCACCACCGACATAAGGACATTTAGTAGTTAAGTCTGCCTGTATTTCTGTCAACCTACTATCAACCGTTCCAAGTTTCTCTGTTACCTTAGTGTTTACATTGTCTAAAGCACTATCAACCGTTCCTAGTTTTTCCTGTGCTGACCTTGTTACCTTGTCTATACCTTCCTTTATCTTCTCTGTCAACTTACCGCTAACAGTATTTTCTATCCTATCACTAACATTACCTAGGGTCTCAGTATCAGATACCTCTAAATCACTGTCTATATAATATTCAGTGGTAATAAGTCTATCTAGTCCTGTGGTTGGATTATTTACCTTGTAGTTTAGAACGCCCCTACCCATATATTGAAGGTGAGGCCATGATAGAAACATATAACCCTCATCGTCTGTAGCTGTTAAGATAGTACCAAACTTAGGATTAACGGTAAAGAAAGTAACTTGTCCACCTTCTACGAATCCTTGGGGCTTAATTCTTAACTCGCTGCCCTTGTATAAATGTTCCATATTATCCTGCTGTTAGTTTAGTTATGAAATCCTCTGCACTAAGTTCCTGTTCCTTCTCTGGCTTATCCGCTATCTTACTACTTGCTAGGGGTGATAGTCCTAACTCTTTCACTACCTTTAATATCTGTATCTGATAGGCTGTTTGGATTTGTAGTAAGGGGTGTTTATTGGGATTACCGTATCTATCATTAATTAGTAGTCCATCCTTCTTAATCCTTTCCTTACACTGATAAAACATATCTAGTGACTCAGATAGAAGAGATAGGGCTGCTTTCCACTCATTCTTAACCTGCCCATACTCAGACTCTAGATATTTATAGGCGTTGTACATATATTCCTGTACTGACTCCCTAACATCTGGGTATAGGTTTTGTATCTTTTTCTTTGTTATCATTGTTTTTCCTGTATTCTTTGGTCATTAAACAGGTAGTGGGAAATTGCATAGAACATATTAACTGCATAACTATTACCTGCCTGTTTATAGAGTTGTGTATCACTTACCCCTGCCTGTCTAGCTAGGTCTACATCGTGTCCTGTAAATCCTTGTAACTTAAATGACTCAGTAGGTGTAATTCTTCTAAGTGGCTCTGTGTGATAGTCTGGGTTTGGTTTCCTAGTACCTGTTTGTATATAATGATGTGTATAGTAGTTCCCCATTCCTGCCCTTCTATCCGATTTACAGGTTAAGGTTGCAGCTATGGGTCTATCGAATTTTGGCTTAGTTGTGTAGCTAGTATTTTCTCCCAACAGATAAGCCCTGTATGTTGGACTAGTTGAGGTGTTATACTTGCTATCTACCTTTTTATCTAGAATGTCCAATACCTCAGACTGATTATTTATGCTCCATTCTATCCTGTAGTCCCTGTTAAATACGTCCTTTACCTTAGTTGATGTAAAGGTAAAGTTAGGCAGGTCTAAGGTGGTGGCAAAAATTATAAGCCTGTTTCTATTTTGTGCTAACTTATAATCTGCTGCATTGAATAGGTCATAATAAACAGTGTAACCTAAATTTTCTAACGTGGTCTTGATTGTCCTAAATGTGTTACCCTTGTCATGTGTTAATAGCCCCTTTACATTCTCTAAGAGTACAAAAGGGATAGGCTTGTACTGTTTCTTCTTGACTTCTAGGATATGTACTATTTCATTGTATAGCGTTCCTCTAGGGTCTTGAAATCCTGCTCTCCTGCCTGCACTACTAAAAGTCTGACATGGAAAGCCACCAGTTAAAATATCTATGTCTAAGTTCCTAGTTATGTAGTCCTTAGTCTGATTCCATGCTATTAAGTCACCCATTGCTAAACTATACTTACTGCTTGGGTGTATTGCTTGATAAGTCTTCACTGCGTGCTTATCTATCTCACTGTAGGCTATGGTTGGTATCTCTAAGCCACTATCTAGGTATAATAGTTCTGCTGCCCTACTAAACCCACCAATACCTGCAAATAATTCTAAGTGATTTAGTCTTTTCATATTCTTTCAATTATTACACGCTTATAGATTGTCTTCTCACCTAGCTTTGGATTATTCAACCTATCTACTATCCTAAATTGACTGCTACAGTGCTTAGTCAGAAAATTAACAGGGACACCCATTAACCCTTTATAGTTGCTTGGGATGTCCTTTACCTTATTCACATTGATAGCTGGATAGTTACTGTAAGTTGGATAGTCAGTAGGGCTATAAGTTGCTGTTAGTACTAGTTCCTGTCTTGTTACTGGTAGGGTAGTAAACCATGATGTACTACCTAATTCTTTAACTGTGCCGTCTGGAGTTACATAGTACCTAAGTGTTGTGTAACCTAATCTAATCTGTCCTGCCTTAAACATTGGAAAGACATTCCCATAAGTCACTGCATTTATACAACCTATTATTATAAAGTCCTTATCCTTGATTGTATCTACAAAGTCTCTGAATAGGCTAAAGGGTGGGTTTGTAATTACTATATCTGCATCCTTTAATATTGCCTTGCTAGTTGGACTATTATAGCTACCGTCCCCACTTACTGCAGTCTTTACTGTTTGTCCGTTTATGTAGTCTAACTTATATGTACCGTTCGGATCGTAATGAGTTGCTGTTAGTCCCTTTAATCCTAGACTATCATAGTTAGTAGTAAAGTAAGTCCAGAACATACTAGCCTCACTATCACAATTACAAACCACCTTCTTTCCTTTTAGGTATGGACTGTAATATACTAGTTCCTTCTCTATGTCTTCTAGCCTTGTGTAGTATTCGTCATTCTTTGCTGCCTTAGATTTATTTAAGCTAGTATTACTCATTATATAATTTTTCTAGTAGATTTAATGAACGCTTAACCAGCTCACACTTTTCACGGTGGTAGTCGTCTGTGGGTAAGTCGTCTGTCATGTAGGAACGGCTTGCAAACATTATATATCTCATTCGCTTTTCTAACATATCCTCAACTCCTATTCTATATGCTAAGATGTAAATATGATAGCCTGCTCTTTCTAGGTTTGTTAAGTTCTGCCTAGCTTGTTCCTCCTTACCCTGCAACATCTCTAGGCTTGGTAAGTATTGTATATCTTCTCCCCCTAGTTCAGTATCTAAGTGGGGTGTAGTAGGGTCTGTTATGTCGCCTAGGTATAAAAATTCTAGTTCACCTCTACTACTCTTACATCCATTATAGTAAGTCCAAACCCCATCTACTAAATTCTGTGCTTGTCTCTTATAGTCTTGTCTCAATATATCTAAGACTTCATCTAATGTTCTTGTCATAATCTCAAAATGTGTTAAAAATTACCCTCCCGTGTGCAAATAAAACTGGGGTGGGGTAAAACGTTGATAGCCAAATAGTTAGATAGGGGCGGGGGGATAAAGTGCTTAAAATCAAACTGTTACACTTTACTCTCTACCTCACCCCTACTAATAACTAATATTATCATCTGACTTTATACTTCAAACCTAGTACTGTAAGTCTTCCCCTACATTATTACTAGGTGTTGTGTTATTCTTCTTTGGGTTGTGGATTGCGACATGACAACTCCTACAGATTGATTGGAGGTTATCTAAGTCATACGCTAGTCTATCTCTTTCAACAGGATTACTAGTAGACATAAAACTAATTAAGTGGTGTACATCTTGGGCCGTTCTGATTACACCCTTCTTAAGACAACATTCACATAAGGGTTTCTGTCTTAGCTTTGTCTCTCTTAATTGTTTCCATGTTGTGCTACTATATATTGCTTGTCGTTCTGCTTTTCGTTTGGCACTGTAAGAATCTTTGTTAGTGTTCCTTGGTGGCCTGTATATTGTTGGCATATTATTAGTGTTTAGTTCTCAGCCTGTATTAGTAAAGTGGTAAGGGCTAATATCACTACTAACCCCTACCTTATTATGACAATAAACTATTACAGATTGAAAACAATAAATTAATGTCTTCCTACTTATTAGGATTCTAGGGCTTGTGAACTGCAATATTACACACTAGAACACCCTAAAGTCTAACCAGCTTTTCTTAGGTAGTTGTCGTCTTTCTGATTGTTGCTTAAACCTTTCTAGTACTTCCTCCTTTGTTAGTTCCTGTACTTCATTGTCTAGGGTTGCACGTTCTATCTCTACACCCTTCTTATCTAATACTGACTTCTCTATATTCTTCTTCATTGCTGCTGTCCTCCTTGATTAAAGTTTATCCCACTTGCCACTAAGACCTAATAAGCTATTCTGTATCTTAATGTTGTCCTCTTTCTCGTTCCCTGTTAAACCTAGACTTCTTAACATAGGGTCTGATTGGTAAGGGTCTGATTGATTAGTAGTAGTAGGTGGGGTTGGATTGCTTGGGGTATTATCTACAGGCTCATCTACAATACCTGCTAACTTCTTCCTCCTAGACTCTAAAACCATTTCCCAAAACATATCATTACTACGACCGTCAAATGTGTAGAGGCTTAAACGCTTAGACTCATCATTATACCTAACATTCTCTAAGGTAGATAAAAACTTCTCCCTTGCCTGTTCCTTCTCTTCCTTCTTACTTAGCTTAACTGTATCATCCTTCTTAATAGTCTTTGGTTTGCTAGGTAAGATTGTTTCCCTGTTATCCTGTACATCACCGAATAACTCCTTTTCAAGTTGACGGCTATACTCTCTTCTAGCCTCTTCTGTCATTGTCTCAGTCTGATTTAATACTGCTGCTGTCATATCTATATAATGTTTTTATGTCCTAGTTTGATTACTAAGACGGTTAATAAATAATGTCG